ATGCCCGATGTAGGGGCCTGTTTCTCCAACTTACCCCCCCCAGTCGTGGCGCGAATGTGGATAACTTGTGGACAACTTTTTTCCATGTTCTCGGGCGTGACACGCGCGGCACATCGTGAGCAAGTTGGACGGATCGAAGCGCCTCTCAGGCGCCTCGTGGCGCGTCTTGACGTGGTGCACCTCCTCGCCGAAGAGGCCGCAACGGACGCACATGGGTTGGCCCATGAGATGCCGCCGTCTCACGGCCTTCCATCGGTTCCCCAGGTAGGCGCGCGGCGTGTTGGGTTGCGGCACGGCCTCGGGGTTAGCCTGGAAGATTGGTATCTCGCGCGGTTCGGACACGGATGATCTCCTCGGCGATGCGGACGATGTCGTCCACGCGGCACATGATGAGCCACGGCTTGTAGCTGGAGCGCATGACGACCAACGGGGGGCGCTTGGTGCGCGCGCTGTCATTGATCGCTTGCTCGATGAACGCGTAGGGGTTCAAGCGCTCGGTGAGTTTGACCTCCACATGGAGGTGGGCGTCGCAGATGAGATCGGCTTGCCCCGTCGCGCCGCAGTACTGGACCGAGCGCCGGCAGTCGAGCCCGATGCGTCCGAGCGCCTCACATGCTTCGAGTTCGCCACGGGCGCCCTTGGCGCGTGAGTTGATGCTCACACAACCTCCCTCATAGATATTCCCATTTCGATGTGAGAACCGTCTTTGCGGTAGAAGTGCTTGGAAAGGTTCCGTTTTTTGAAGTGCTTGGATAGATCCCAATCCTTGATCCAAGCGAAAAGCTCCATGTAGAACTCCAAGGAACCGATTTCCCTTCTCTTTAGTCCGTTTTCCCGGTGGCCTGTAATCGCCTGTTTAGCCTCAAACTTGCACCATTCAAGCCGCGCTTCGTCGCGCTGCTTCGTCACAAACTCAAGCTCTTCAACCGTGTTGAGGTACTGTTGGCAGATGGCGATGATGCCTTGATGTCGTGTCCACGGCACGCCGCACGCCTTGCACTTGGGTGCGTCCACGTCGTCTTCGATGTCGTCTTGTTGGTCTGTCACGGGTCTTGCTCCTTGGATATTTTTTTGGGGGGGTTGACTTCGTCTCACTTTTTCTTTACGCTGCCAGGCGCGCTTGACGCGACGCCCGCTGCGTAAAGAAGTTCACAGGTTGGTCTTCTTCTTCTTCGGGCCACTCCACAGATCTTCAAGATCGATACCAATCGCGCGCCTAAAGCGCGGGTAGTCCCATTCGATTCCCACTGGTGGCACTGGTGCCGAGGATCGCGTCTTGAAATGCGCGACAAACGTGTTGTCTTCCTCGTGCCTGTATATGCCGATGTGCATATCCACGGCTCTACCCAGTGAGCCGGCGCCCGCGCCAAGATCGAGCGAATCCTTCCCGCTCTGCACGCCCTTCGACGTGTGGTGCACGAGCATCACGCCGCAGTCGACCTTGGTCGCGAAGCGCCGAAACTTGCGAAGGAGAATCGTCATGTCGGCGTTCGAGTTTTCATCCATGCCCGCTTCGAGGAACATGTAGAGCGCGTCGAAGATCACGAAGTCGTACCTGTTTTCGAGCCCCTTGATGGCCTCTAGGACCGCGTCGAGATCTCGGTCATCCTCGCGGAGGCTGAGCACGTCGAAATGCCCCTCAAGCGCCGCTAGGCCGAATCCCATGTTCTTCACGATCTTGTTGACGCGCTCCGAGATCGTCGCCAGTTGCAACTCGTTATCCACGAGTAGGACGCGGCAGCGCTCACACGCGAACTCGCCCACCCAACTGCGCCCCGTCGCGAGCGAGATCGCGAGATCTTGCATCAAGAAGCTCTTCATGCACTTGGGTGGCGCGATGACTGCGGCGACCTCCCCGCGTCGCACGAGCTGATCCACGAGAAACGGCGATTGATTCGGATAGTCCCTGATCACTTCCGTGAGCGGTCGAAAGATGGGCGGTTCGGATGTCTGGGCGTTCGTCCCCGCCGTCCGTATCGCGCCGGCTACAGTGCGCTCGACGTAGTCCTTCCGCGCCATCTTCTCCTCACGGCCCTCGCTCGTCATCTTGTGCCGTAGTTGCTCTTCGATGCGCGTATCTTTCCACCCCTGGGCAGCGAGCGCGCAGCACAGTCGCCAATCCTCGGCCGATGAGTCCTTCAACTCGACGAGCGCCGTGGGCGGTTGGGCGGTTCGGGCGATCGGCTCATCTTTCTTGAGGTAGCGCTCGCAGACCGTATGAAACGCGACCGAAGAAGCGTTACACTCGTGCGAGTTGAGCGCGTTCCCAGTGACACAGAAGAAGCGCGCCTTGTCGTAGACCTCGACGCCCCCGCGCCGATTCTGCGACCACGTTGGCAGCGTCGCATCACGGAAGATGGCGTGAATGCCCGTACCACTGGGCGACCACTCCACATAGGTGCCGGCGCTCTCTGCCCACTCCTTTACCCAGGGGTCGAGCCACTCGCCTGGAGCGGTTGCAACGCCGTCGAAGTCGACGCCGAGCCACCCGTCGCCGAGCATGAATCCTATGCCACCCGCAAGCAACGACGCCGAGTAGACCTCGTCGAGCGTTGCCCACGTGGTCGGATCGGTCGACGACGCGGCGGCGCCGGTCACTTGCACGGGCATCTTGGTCCACTTGCCGTCGCGCTCGATCGGCTTCCACCGTACCCACCGTCGAGCGCTCGTCATCGAATCAGGCAGCGCGGCGAGCGTGAACGCCGTGCTCGGCTTCGGCTTCATGCTCGGTCCATTCGGACATTGAGCGCCGTGATGACGTGCGTGTCCTTCCACGGCTTGAGCTCGATCTCGATCGGCATGCCGACGGGCACTGGGTCAATCTTGTGGAGCACCTTCTCGTCGAAGCAGTTGTAGTACTCCTTGTGCTCGCCGGTCGGATCGCGCCACGAGACGCCCACGCGTCCACGCGCGCGGCCGCTGGCCGTGGTGTCGACCTTCCAGAAGGTGCACATGCCGCGCACCATTCCCGGCGGGCACGCGCCGCCGTCGCTCTTGGGTGCTTGAGCAACGGCGGGCGTAGCCCGTGGTGGTGGTGAGGGGATCGTGGGAGCAAGGTAGGCATCGGAGCCGTCAAGTCGAGCGGCACATGTGCGGAGAAGTTGCGCGAGTTCAGAGTTCAGCATCGGATGCCCCCTCAGTGGTTTGCGGGTTGCGCAGTGCACGACGCAGCGTTTCTTTTGCATCGTGAAGTTGCCCCATGAGGCGATCACGCTCAAGGGCGGCCGCCGTGTAGTGTGCGAGTGTGGTACGGAGTAGTTCAGCGCTGCGCGGATCCACGCTTACGATGCGTTGCGAGTGAAGCCACACTTGGTCGGTCCATTCGTGGTCTTCAGTCGAGCGCTCAGCGTTCGCGACGATGTCGAGCGACTTCGCGTAGCTGAGATCGTTCGCCGAGCGCCAGACGTCGGTGCGCTCAACGGGCTCGCGCGGTTCGGGTTCAACGGTCATCACGAGCCTCCAATCCGAAGATCTCGCGCCATGACTGAGTGGGCAGAATGATGCCGAGCAAGATGAGAGTGACGATCACGCGCGCACCTCAAGTCGCCCCTTCGTGCCTGGGGAAGTGACTGAGAGTTCGCGCAAGACGGAGTACGCGTTGATGGCCTTGGCGACCATGAGAGAGCGTGAGCAGCGCTCACGTTTGGCGAATCTCGTTATCTGCGTATAGAGTTCGCGCCTGACTGTTATCGCGGTGAATGGCCGCATATTTGCCTCGAAACTGAGACGAATATGTATTCTGTTAAGTGGGCCTCGTCTCATTGACGCCACTACAGGTAGAGCGAGCGCGCCTCAGACCCACTACGGGTCGGGCTCATGCTGCATTACTACAGTACATATACATCATCGGAGCGCCGAGCGCAAGTACTGTAATCTTTTCGCGCACGCCTTATCAGCCGACGCGCGGCCCCCTGGATGCATGACGCGGTATGTGCCACGGCTCCACGTTAGCGAATCCACTCGGCACACTTGCACGCCGTCATCGATGCGCACTGTCGCCCATTCGCCAGAGTTCTCGATGGCGTGAAGTGCGCGCCGTAGGATCTCTGCACGAGATACGCGCAGTTCCTTCGCGAGCCGCGTCACTTCTCGGTAGGTCGCTTGGGTGACGGTGATCGAGTTGAAGCCTGGAAGCGGCATTTGAACCACTCTAGCCAAGTCTTCGATTGTTTGTTCAACGCGACGCGCCGTTCTGCACATGCGCCACATGAGCCGACGACGCGCGCGATGCCGGTCGCAGTTGTTACGGCGTGCACGATGTCCCCGGCGCCGCGAGCTGGGCCGTCGTAGTGCGCGCACTGGTTGCATATGCCGGCGCTTGGGAAAGCGCCGTAGAGCGGCAGCGCAAGCGCGTGCGTGCATTCTCTTGCGTGCATGTGGGCGCAACTAAGTGACACTACTACTCCCGATTGGTGTACCCCATGTTATGAGCGGTCCCGCTGCGCCCGCCGGCAGCGTTGGTCCTAACCCAGTGACGCGAGTGACGGAAGCACAGTCAAGAAAGACGTCTGGGATGCTCAAATAGTCATCCGTTGGACATCCAGGCGATGGGACATCGGCGCGCAGTGAGCACGTCACCTCAAAGAAGCCAGGATTGTCAAAGATCCCATACGTCTGCCACCGGTGTCGCAAGTTGAGCGTGCACGTCCAAATGTCTCCCACGGCGTTGAGGTTGCGGCTGACTCCAATTGTCGCGCGCGCGTAGTACCCCCAAACGTTTGTACCAACCGGCGGTCGGCAGCGGCTGTACGGAATTGGACCAGGAAGCGCGTCTAAATCTTGCGTGATCCATCCGTACTTGTAACTACAAATGCCCGGATGACCAGGAAAAGGAATCAAAAAACGCTTCGCGATGACTGATCCAGCCGGTTGGTTCAGGTTGAATGTGCCGGTGCCGTTGGGGTATCGCTTGTCGGTCCCGCACGTCATCGTGTACGGCACAGACGATCTTACGGATACGCTCACAGTGGTCAGTTCGCACCACACGCAGCAACACGCCCGCCCGTGCAAGCTCATGTTACTTTATCTTTCTTCTTGAATAACTTGGGCTGCGGCACCATTACGCCCGCAGCACCCGTGAGCGCTGCGAAGATGAGCCCACCGTATGGGATGCCACTGCTTCCCGTCTGCGCAAGCGAAAGCCCGACGCTCACCCACTGGTTCAGCAGTTCGTAGCGAGCGTTCGCGTCGTCTATAGCGATCTGGAAGCGCTTCGTATTGCTGGTAACGAAGTTCGACCAATCCTCGAAGACGGCGTCGGCTTGGTCAAGCGTGAGTGAGCCCTCGGGCAGATCCACGGCGATGAGCACGTCCTTTGGCGCGTTGACCTTGATCCGCGACTGCAAGTTGCACCCTTGGATTGTTGCGAAGCCAGCGATGGCAAGCATGAGAGCGAAGAAGATGTATTTAGACTTTGCGTTCAATTTCGGCCATCCTTCGATTGAGTTCTTTTATGTCGGTTTCCACATCGTTCATCTTTGAATTGTTGCTTTGAAGCAAGATGCGGATCTCGGCGATCGCGATATGGATCGCGTTCAAGTGCTGCGAAAGATTCCAGCCAACGTACACGAGCGTGCAGATGATGCCGAGCGCAGTCGATGCGAGCGGTAGGTCGATCATGGGTTGTCTTTCACGAGCACTGCCCGTCGATGGCGTTGGGAACACAGAAGAGCCAGATAGGCGTGCCATCGGTTCGACGGCCAGGGAAAAGCAACACATACCCCGCTACCGGCTTCACGGAAAAGCCTGATGGAATGTTGCTGTAGACAATGCCCGGGCCTACAAAAGAAGCGGAGTTCCCGCCCTCGATCACGTTGAGCGCTTCGCCCTTGTACCAAAGTTCTGCCGCGTACTCGAACGAGTAGGTTGCAGTGCTTCCGATGTTGGCCGCTTGCCACTGGTACTTCCAGCGGCGCGTAGTGTCCGGTATCAGCGACGAGGACGTGATGAGTCCCATGATGAATGGAACGCTTTCTTGTAGCAGACGATCACGGCGTTCGGTGGCGACGGTGTTAGCCTTCTTCTGCGTGTTCTTGATGGTGTTGCGCGTTGAATTGTTGAGCATCACGGATAGGTCAAAAACGACCCCTCCTTGGCCCATTGTTTAGCGACGGTTGCGTTGGGTTGATCGTTGAAGATGAGATTGTGGTCAATGGTTCCGTACACAATCGACTTCCACGTGACGTTATTAGATGAGCCGTTGGCGTCCATTTCGGCTTTGCCCCAGACGTCGATCTTTGGCTGTTGGTCGCATCCATTCCAATAGTCGGAGCGGAACAGATAGGTCGCTCGGTAGTACTCGTCGCGGATGTGCGAGATAGCCGCTGATTCGCAGAACACTGTGTTGGGGTCCCAGTGCAAGAATTCGGCTGAATTCCAACATCCTTGATGCGACGCAACGCGATCAAATATTGAAGTTAATGTAAACCTTGACGAATCAATAATGAGCGAAAGCCGGAGCGTTTGTTGCCAGACTGTCGTTTGCACGGGCTTCCCGCCGTAGTCAAGCTTCGTGCCGCCGATGTCCGTTGTGGTGTTTAGGTTGGCGCTCGGTGACGTTGTGGGAGCCGAGCGATACGCTACTACGCTTCTCGGTGTTGCGTCCACGTCCGTTTCGACCGGAAGATGCAACGCGGCGCTGAGCGTTGGGACGTCGCACCAAACGTAGAGCCCGTCGAATCGTCCGACGGCGTCAAACACGAAACCCTCAGATCCGGGCACGGCCACGAGCTGCGTGCTCCGCAGTCGCAAGCGCCCCAATTCGGCGGTATCTGATGCGCCGGCGAAGTAGTCGAGCACATCTCCGAATGCGACGGCCTTGAGCGCGGCCACGTCGGCCGATGCAAGGAGGCTAAGCACTTGATTCGAAACAAGACGCTTCGTAACGGTAACGCCGCTCGTGCCGCTTGGGCTTGCATCCTGAAGCGCAGTTGAGGTAACGATTGAGGTGATTATAAGCGGCATCTATTTGCTCCACCACATGGCCATATCGCGCATGAAGCCGACGACGCCGCCAGCATTCAGCAGGTCGCCGTAGGCGTTGATCGCGCCCTGCACGCCAGTGGCGCCCGTGCCGAGCATGGCCTCACCGGCTATCAGTGCCGCAGCGTTCGTGCTCGCGCCTTTCATCTTCTGTCCGGCAAAGATGCCGAGCGCGCCTGGCCCCGATTGAATCGCGAGGCTTGCGAGGTTGCTCGCTGCGCTCCCCTGCACGCTGCCCATGCCGGCGCTGAGGCCACCCATGAAGCCGAGTTGCTGCGACACGCTCGGACCGGCGCCGTTAGCAGCGAGCCCCTCAGCGAGCCTCTGCGTGAGCCCGAACTCCTCGATGCGTCGGCGGCCGTCCATGCGTGTCTCTTCGAGCGCTTCACGGGCTCGCTTGCGCAGCTCTGGGATGCCCTGCACGGCGCTCACGCCCACGCCGACGGCAGCGCCCGCTGCGACGGCGCCGAGGCCCGCGACGCCCATAGCGAGCCCCGCGCCGCCCAAACTGCTGAGCCCAAGTATGCCGCTCGCGAAGTTCAAGCCGCGACTCTGCACGCCCAGCTTGCCGAGCGATTCGCTCACTTGGTTCGTGCGGCCCTTCATCTCAACAAGGCGCTTCGATGAAACTGCGGCCGCAGCGTTCAACCGACGCAGATCACGCGTAGCCGCGTCGGTCGCCGCTGCGAGTCCCTTCGCGTCGCCAGTGATGGCAATATTGATCTTTGAAATTTTAGCCACGAGCGATCTCCTTGTTGATGGCGTCACTCAGCATCGGGACTACGAGCGGCGTCACGCGCGGGATGGCTTTCGTGAAGAAGAACTTTCCGATGACCTTGCCCACGGTCATCTTCGCGCCCTTCCCCCCGTTGCCGCCACGGGCCTCGATCATGTTGCGCTCGATCATCGTCGCCTTGCGCTTGAGCAAGTGGCCGTATTCGACCCAACGGAGATACCAGTGGGGCGTGAGGAACGATCCGCGCACTTCTTTGATGCCGATCGCCGCCCACATGACGAGGCCCTTGCTGTAGCCCTTGATCTTCGTCGCCACGTTGAACTTCAAGTGCACATTCGGGCGCACTTGGCCGCGAATCGTCTCAGTGCCGGTCATGCGTCCCATCGGAGCGCTCGCCGCCACAGTCTTACGTGCGATCGCGGACCACTTGCGAAAGCCGTTCTTCATGGCGCGACCGGCGCCCACAGTGCCGAGCGCTTTCAGCCGACGATTGATCTCATCCACGCTCTTCTTGTCGAGCTCGACGATCATGCGAAATGAATTGCGCGGCGATGTCATGGGAGAGAGCCTTGTGGCCGTTGAGTGCGAGGAAGAGTGAGAGCGGAGAATCTAGTTGCACCTGGATACACGCTGCCTTCAGGGTTTCGCGGGCAGCGCTGGCAAGTCCAATCCCTCCACATAGAGCGGCTCGATCAGTCGCGCCAGTGCGAGGACCTTCGGAGCGGAGAGCGCGCGCAGTTCGTCCGCGTGCTTCCACAGCGTCGAGCCGTCGGCGCCAAGGACGTGCGCAGCGCAGTACCACGCCGGCATCCATGTGCCGCGCGTCTCCGCGTCTTGCGCCGCAACGAAGTGCGCGACGGTCGGACGCAGCAAGCGCACCTCGTTGCCGTCGAACTGCACGACGGCCTCGCGCGCGAGGAGCGACTCCAACACGCTCAAGGCGCGACCACCGTGATTGCTGAGTTCTGGAAGATGAGCGTGCAGGTCGCCATTGCGACGCCGTTGGGCGCGACGCTGATGGCGAACTCGCTCACGAATGCGTCGCCGGTGATGTGCTTCGACGATGCCCACACGACCTTGGCCGCAGTGATCACAGTGCCCGCTGAGATGCCAGAGACAAGCGCCGCGTGCGAATTGTCGAAGAACATTTCGAGCGTGATCGACCCCTCTAGGAATCCTTGCACCATTTCGCGATATGTAGAATCGATCGCCGTCACGTCGATCTGTTGACGCGAGATGTTGACGGTGGCGCTCACGACGTCGGACACGACTGTCGATCCGATGGAGAACGATGCTGCGGTTGTTGGGCTTGGCATTAGAGGTAGAGCTCCGTGTAGATTTCAAGTTGAGAGGTGCAGATCGCTGGATTCTGTTCGTCGCCCTCGCCGATGGCCGGTTCTTCAAGCGCACCGAACGATGTGCGGATAGCGACCACGACCGGGAGGTTGAGCTGGCCATCATTGCGGATCGCTTCATATGCCTGATCTTCGACTTCGATCGCCTTCGCCATCGTGTCCGCGATCGCGCTGAGCGTCACTTCGTAACGCATGGTCACGTTGGTTTTGTTGCCCAAAGCGGCGCGCTCGCCCTTCGTGATGCTGATCACGACGGCGGGGAGCGTCACGCTTTGCAGTCGAGCACCGATGGAAACCCGATTACCTGCATCGGTCTGGCCACCGACGACGAAATAGACAAGAGTTGACTCAATCATGCGACCTCCGTCGCGTCGATGATGGCCACTCGGTTTTGTTGGTTGAGGTTGCGGACTCCGTTGATGCGCAGCGTCCGTCCGCGATACACGAGCCGATCGATCGGTGTGATCAGCAAGCGCGCGACGTTAGGCCATCGAAGACGAATCTCGAATGTGCAGATACTCGCAACGCCGTCGGCGAAGGGTTGCTCTTGTGGCGCAGCTTCGCGCACGTCGGCGCGGAATTGGCCATAGTTCACATAAGTTTGCTCGCGACGGCCGAGCGGGTCTAGTAGCACAGACGCTCGCATCACGTTGACCACTTGCCGCGTAAGGCCGGCCGAGATCATGAGAACGGCGCTTTCACGCGCAAGTGCTCAAGCATGAACATGCCGCCAAGTGGGACGCTCGTCATCGTGATCGGTTGAGCGGCTTCGGGATTGTTGTACCAGAGGCCCACGAGCGATATCACCACTTGCGCGATCTCGTTGGGCATGGTCGCGTATCCCGCCGTGTAGGACACGGTGATCACGGTGCCTGGGTATGTGGCGGGCACCTCAGTGAACTCGATCGCGTCAAGCGCTTGAGTCGTGTCAGTCCAATAGCCCTGCGACATCACGGTGAATACGTTGGCTTCGTTGTAGTAGGTCACAGACCCCGTCAGAGTGCGCGGGTAGTCGGCGAACTTGGTGCGCTTGAAAGTGAGCAACGTCATCGTGCGCGACGCCGATGAGATTCGCACGCCGGTGTACGACTCAACGAACGCTTCAGCCGCGAGGATGAGACGAGATAACTCGCTGTCGTCGTCGACGTAGTCGATGCGCAGCGCGGCTTTCACGGTTGCTAGAGAGAGTGCCATCGAAACCTCGGCGCTGCGTTCCCGCAGCGCCGAGGCAAAGGGAGATAAGAGATCAAGATGCGTTGAGGAATCGGATCGATGCAAAGGCTTCTGGCATCATGATTCGACTGTCTGTGCGCATGTAGGTGTAGAGAGTCGAGCGCATGTTGGCAGCGCCCGAGTACGGGTCGATCATGCTGGTCATGCCAGTGCGATCGAAGATCTCGAAGTAGTCCCAGTGACCGACGCCGGCCATAGCCTTGCCCTGGATCGCCGAGGTGGTGGTCGTGGTGTCCGCGTCGGCGACGTACTTGCCGATGACGTATGGCACGCCGTAGAGGTAGCCAGGCACGCCCGCAGTCAGATCGGAGTTATTTTCCGATGGCTTCCAGAGGTACTCATTGGTGCTCGTGATCTTCAGCTTGCGCACCGTCTTGAGGAAGGTGTCGGAGAAGAGCCACTTGAAGCGAGGCGATTGACGGTACTGCGGCTGGACGGAGTGCACGCAGTCGATGATGTTGTCGCCGGTCACTGCGGTGATGAGCGCATCTTCGGCAAGGATCACGCCTTGAGTCACGAGGCCGGCGAGCGCGGCAGCGCCAGTGTCGAAGATGCCTTGCGGCTCACCGTTTCCAGTACCCACGGTGTAGTACGAATCGAGCGTGAGCGCGAGCGATGACGCGCAACGCTGCGCAATGTAGTCGAGGCCGGTGCCGATGCCGGCAGTGCCGACAACGTCGTCGATAAACTCTTGCGTCATCGTGGTCGCGCAGACAAACTTGTACGGGTTGACGCTGATCTGTGTACCGAAGGTTGCGTCGGCCGCCGTGATCGCGCCGTTGTCTCCGACGAGCGCCGAGGTCGGCAGCGCGTTCTCAATTGTCACGGTGCGCTTGCTGTCGATCGTGGTGATCTTGGCGAGTGAGCGAAGCGCCGACGCCTGTTGAAGCTTCGCAACGATTCGGCGCTCAAGATCGGTCGGCACGCCGGCACCGGTTGTGCTAAGACTCATCACGCGGAGTTCGGCTTGATCGCCGCGCGCAGCGGCCTTGAGCCAACGCTCGGCGTAGGCCGCGCTGTTCGGATCGCTTTCAGATCCACGGCTCACAGTTGCAGCGCGCGCCGTGTAGGTTGGTTCGCCCAGGCGTGCCTCGATCGCTGCCAGGCGTGACTCTTGCGCCTTGGCTTGCGCGATGTCCTGCACGCTGCGCTCGATCTTGGTCATGTCGGCGTCCATGCGCTCGATCATTTCGATCTCTGAGCCGCTGCCCTTCTGGGTGACGAATTGAGCCGAGGCGCCGGTGCGCTTCTCGATTCGTTCGAGTTCCTTGCGGTAGTTGTGCGTGAGGTTGTTCAGTTCAATCAAGTTGTCCATCTGAGTATCCTTTGCATGTGAAGTTCGAGCCGAGTGTTTGCGGCCTCGATCGTGGCCGCGTCAACGCAACGCAAGCTCGAATTAGTTTGCGGGTAGGCAGCATCGACGACGATGCTGATCTCGGAGAGTCGCGCAGCAGTCACGGTGCGCTCGGTCTTGGTCTTGTTCCATTCGTCCTTGTCGACGAAGAAGCCGAAGGACATTTCTCCGCTCAAGTCGCCACGCTCAAGGAGCGCGCGCACGTCATTGCCGAGAGTTGTCTCGGGTAGCGAGGCCGTGTACTGCAAGCCATTCGGCGAGTCGGAGAGCGTGAGCGTGCCGCTCCTCGATCGCGCGAGCGGCATGGCGTTTTGGTGGTTGTAAAGGAGCTTGATGTCGCCTTCGATTGAGGCGCCGAAAGCGCCTGGGGCGATGCGTTCGACGAATGAGCGTCCTTGCTCGTGGATCGTGCGCGACGGTTGCCCGTACACGGCAGCGACGCCGGATAGAGTCCTTCCATCGACCTTGGTCACGCCGGTGAAGTCACGGTGTGAAATCATTGAGAGCCCCCGCCGATGTGTCGGCTCCGATGTTTGTGCTTCCCCCGCCGGTGCCCATGTTCTTGGCGACGATCGGCTCGTCGAGTCCAGGGAGCGGCTTCATGTCGAGACGCGCGCGCGCTTCGTTGCGCGTGATCACGCCGGACTCAACGCCAGTGCGGAGCGCGGCCATTTGCTCGGCGAGCGACGGGCGCGTGATGGCGTCCGCGTCGAACGTCACAGTCGAGCCGAGCGTCGCGACCTTGCTTGCTATCTCAGCGCTCCACGCCGCAAACCAGTGCGACAAGCACGCATCGACATACATGCGCGATAGCCATTCCATCGAGCCGTACGCGTTAGCGCTGTGCTCAGCGAGGTACGAAGTCGGAACGCCGAAGATGCGCGAGACGTCTTCCACCGAGTAGCGGCGCGCTGCGCTTATGCCGGCGTCGTCAAGCGTTGAGGAGATGCGCTCGACCTTCATGCCCTCGCTGAGCACGAGCGGCTTGCCGGCGTTCTGAGCGCCCGAGTGTTTCGCCATGAAGTCTTCGACGATCATTTGACGCGCGCCCGCGTTCAACGCCGACGGGTGCAGGATCGCGAGCTTCGGGTTCCCCGCGTTCTTCATCACTTCGAGCTGCGCTTGCTCTTGCGACGCGAGCACCTGGAGCGAGGTGCGGCAGAGGTTGATCGGGGACTCACCCCACATGCCATCGATGCCGATCGCACGCAGATGGAGCATGGAATTATGTGGGACGTCGCCGTAGGTCTGCGTCTTGTAGACCGGCACCATGCCCGAGACATCGAGAGACACGCTGCTGTATTCGAGCGGCAGAAGTTCGATGAGATCGCCGCCCAGCGTGCGGTTCACGACGGCGAAGGCGTTGCCGTAGAGCAACGCTTGCAGCGTCATCGAGCGACGGAAGTCGTAGCCCGTTTGGAATCGGTTCGGCTGGGCGAGCAAGCGCTCCGCGATGTCGTCGCTACTCGTGACCGGCGTGCGCGCGATGTCGTTGGCGATCAGCGTGACCGCGCGGTACACGGGCGTGTAGCGCAGTGCGTTGGTCGTCGATACCGACGGCATTCCCGCAGAGTCGTAGGACACCTGGAGCACACTCTGGGTGGGCCAGTGTCCAATCATTCGGCGCAGCATGCCTCGAAGCATGTGGGCATAATCGAGGGCGACTCAAGCGCGGATTACACCTAAACACGATTATTTTCTTCTTTCTTCATATTCATCTTCGTAGGTCGATCGTTTCATTCCACCCCAGACGTGACACGCGATGATCGACGCCACGAGAGGATCGATCGCGCAGTACTCGCGAGACTTGATCGGTCGGATGTTGCTGTTGATGTCGCGCTTGGCGTGAGCCTCGGCGCACGCGCGTCGCAGAATCGGATCGTCGCCGATCACGAGCTTCCCGCCGGCCCACAGGTTCTGAAAGAGCGCGCACCCTGGGCCGAAGGTTGCAATGCCCATGCGGTAGCACGTGATCGGGACGCCGTCGGCTTGGAGTTGCTCGGCAAGGTACTTGGCGCCCCAACTGTCGTAGCCCACGCTGCGCACGTTGAACTCCTCGCCAAGTTGGAGCACGCGCGCGCGCACAGCCTCGTAGTCGATCTCTCGGCCGGGCGTGAGTTCGATCTTCCCTTCGAGCGCCCACGTCCGAACGGGCATTCGGTAGTCGAGCTCGCGCTGCGCGACATCGGCCGCCGGCCAAAAGTAGTGGCCGCGCAGCACGACGCGCCCGTCGTCGAGCGGAATCGCGACGACGCACGCGGTCATGTCGAGCGTCTTCGATAGAT